GTCTACTGCAAGAGCGTATCTTGCTGGTCTAGGAATTGAATCTGCAGCCATAATGGCTGGAGGCGCTGTTCCACCATCTTATTCAGGTACAAATGTAACAGAACAATATGATGGAAGTTCTTTTTCTAGTCTTCCAAATTTAAACACAGCTAGACATGGTTTGTCTGGGGCTGGAACAACAACTGCTAATGTAGTATTTGGAGGAGGAGCTGGTCCGCCTTTTGAAAATAAAACAGAATCATATGATGGATCGGCTTGGACTGTTCAACCTACAATGGGTACAGGTAGAACTTATCTTGGAGGAGCAGGAGCTACTTCTACTGCTGCAGTAGCCATGGCTGGAACTACTGGTTCTGCTACTGCTTTAGTAGAAGAATATAATATTTCAATTAATACAGTAACAGGTGGAGCATGGGCAAGTGGTGGAGCTTTAAATACTGCTAGAAGAAATATGGGAGGCGCTGGAACTCAAACAGCAGCATTAGCAATTGGTGGAGAAGCACCTAGAACAGGAAAAACAGAATCATATGATGGATCTTCTTGGACAGAAGTTGGAGATTTAAATACTGCAAGAAATACTTTAGGAGCAACAGGAAGTTCAACTGCAGCAATAGCATTTGGAGGTGAACTACCAGGTCCAGCTAATAATACTGAAACTTGGAATGGATCATCTTGGACAGCATCACCTAATACTTTAAACACAGCAGTAAGATCCAATGCTGGTTTTGGAACTACATCTTCTGCAATCAACATGGGTGGTCTAGATCCTTCTCCAGCACAAACAGCTGTTGTTGAAGAGTGGGGTGGAACAAGCTGGACAACTGTTACTTCTTTACCTACTGCAAATTCTTTAATGATGGGTTTTGGAGTTGAAACCGCTGGAGTTTCATGTGGTGGAACATCATCTCCGGGAGCTCAAGTAAATACTTGTTTTGAATGGGGAGGTTCATCTTGGACAACTGGAGGAACTATGGTTACTGCAAGATCATCTTCTGCTGGAGGCACAGGTTCACAAACAGATGGATTAGTATCGGGTGGAAACATACCAGCTAATTCAGCAACTGTTGAAGGGTATGATGGAACAGCATGGTCAACACGCCCTTCAATGAGTACAGCTAGATCACAAGGGGCAGGTCTTGGACCAAGTTCAATTTCTACAGCTGGATTATTTTCAGGTGGCTTTATAACAACAGACCAATCTATAACAGAAGAATTTGACGGAGGAACAGATACTGTAACATCTAAAACATTGACAACTAGTTAAAAATAGTTATATTAGAAAGTATAAAGGAGCAATATGACAGAAAAACGTAATATACATGCATTAATAGAAAAAGAAGCACCAAGCTTAAATAATTTATTAGACCCAAATGATGTTAAAGAGTTTAAAGCTATGACAGCTGAACTTAGAGACACATGGACTAAGAAACAAGTATTTAGAACTGAAACAGAAATGAGGATGTCTGTTCTACAAGATATGAAATATCCAACAAAGGCTGCAAAATATTGGCAGTGTGTTAGAGAACAAAACGTATTCTTAGAAAACTTAATGAGTTTATCTTTTGATTGTAGACGTAATGAGGCTAAAATTAAATGGTTGGAAAAAAAAATAGAAACTGAACAAGACGAATATAAATTAGAAAAATACAAAATAGATCTTGATGAAGCTAGATATGGTTTAGCTAATATGCAACTTGTTGCAAGAGATCGTATGAGAGAAATTAAACTTTGGTCTACATTAAAAAAAGAATTTGATGATGGGTCGTTTGATACTAAAGATGTTAACAGACACCAACTAGATTCTTATCACTTAATTATGAAAAACAAAGCAGAAACTTTAACATCAGGATCTAGTCAACCAGAAGTGTTTAATGTTTTAGGTCAATTAAAAAGTATAGAAAGAGTTAAAAAATCAGGCGAAATGATTTACAACAAGAAAGAACAATTGACAAGTGATCTCGGAGCAACAGAAAAATAAACAACTATTTTTTTTAGTTGCAATGCCAAGATCAGGTAATACTTTGTTTGCAAGTATTATGAATCAAAATCCAGAAATAGCATGCACTGGTAATTCTATAACGTTAGAAATAATGAAAAAATTACATCATTTAAAAATGACAGATGTGTTTATAAACTTTCCAGACCACCAGTCTTTAGATAATGTATTAGATTCAGTGTTTGATATTTATTATAAAAACTGGCCACAAAGAATAGTTATAGATAGAGGGCCTGTTATGACACCAGGTAATTTTGAAATAATGCAAAAACATTTTAAACGTCCTTTTAAATGTATTGTTTTGCTTAGAGATTTAATGGATGTGTTAGCAAGTTATATGAAATGGTATACAGAAACACCCGATGCATTTCCTAATAAATTTAATTTAAAAGATGATGATGCAAAATTAGGTTGGCTTATGTATAAAACTGGTGCCATTCCTAAAGAATTAGAAGCAATAAAAAATTCTTATAATTATTCTCATATGTGTCACTATATAAAATATGATGATTTAGTTTCTCAACCAGAAAAAGAAATTAAAAAAGTATATGACTTTATGAATGAACCTTATTATCCACATTATTTTAAAAACTTGAAACAAATTAATATTAATGGTATGAAATATGACGATACTATCGTAGGAAAGAATATGCATGCTATTAGAACAGATATTAGAAAGGAATATAATCCTTATATAGAAAAAATTCCAGAAAGGATTAGGCAAAAATATGGACACATCAAATTTTAAATTTGTATTTTTAGGTCAATCAGTACTTCGTTATCAAGTTCCTTTAGATGTATATAATGATATTAATAATATTTATGAAACTCAATATCCACAATTACCTAAAGCTAATCCACAATTAGTTGGAAAGATTGAAAAAGAACATTCATTATTTTTTGATGGACCCCCTAATAAAAAAATGCATTCACATGATCTTTTACCTCTTCATATTAAAAAATGGTTTGTAAAAACATTTACACATTATTTAAACTGGAATAAAATAAAAGAATATAAAATGCATTTAAATTCAATTTGGGTTAATCAAATGTTTGAACATGAATATAATCCAGTGCATATTCATCAAGGAGCATTGTTTACAGGTTTATCGTCTGTTATGATTTTAAAATTACCACAAAGTTTTGGCGTAGAATATTCAGCAAGTGATAATCCTCAAAACGGTAAATTACAAATTTTAGGAAATTCATCAGGACAATTTTGTAGTACAGATTATCAACCAGATTTTAAAGAAAGAGATTTTTATGTTTTTCCTTATGATGTGAGACACTGTGTATATCCTTTTAATGGACCAGGAATGAGACGAACCCTTGCCGCTAATATGGATGTAGAATATAATCCAGTTAAAAATAGAGCAGCACATTAATGTACGAAAATAAAATTATAACAGAACCTAAATGGAAAAGTTGGATTGTTGGCACAACCACTCCTTTATTTACACCTGAACAATGTAGACAAATTATAGAAGCAGGGAGAAAACAAAAGCCACTAAAAGCACAGGTAGGAATGGGTAGACCAGAAGGTGGAACAGATACAAAGAAAAGAGTTACAACAATTAGTTGGATACCATTTAAAGAAATGGAACATATGTATAAAGACCTTAATACTTTTATACAAAAATGTAATGAAAATCATTTTGGATTTGGAGACATACGAATTACAGAACAAGCTCAATTTACAGAATATCCTGAAGGAGGTTTTTATGATTGGCATATGGATTGTGATACAACTATGGAGCATGAACCGCCTGTTAGAAAAATATCAATGACATTATTGTTAAACGATCCATCAGAGTTTGAAGGTGGAGATTTAGAAGTTATAGGACCCGGTAAGTTTGCAAAACTTAAACAAGGTCATGCAGTTATATTTGCATCGTTTTTAAATCACAGAGTTGCACCAGTAACTAAAGGTGTTAGGCAATCTCTTGTTGTTTGGTTTGGAGGTAAACCTTTTAGATGATTAAAGAAGGATTTTTTCCAACAATAATATACGCAAAAGATTTTGAACTTGACCTAAATCAAATGGCACAAAATATTATACAATGGTCTAAGGAAGATAAAGGTGTTCAAAAAACAAATGTAAATGGTTGGCATAGTGAAACAAACATGCATGAAAAACCTGAATACAAACCTTTAGTAGATGAATTGTTTAAAATGGTTAATGAAGTATTTAACGAAGAATGGTTAGATGGACAAGCTAAACTTGGAAATATGTGGGCTAACATAAATCCTCCTGGTGGATATAATAGACCTCACATACATCCCAATAGTTTATTTAGTGGTGTTTATTATGTTAAAGCCCCTATTAATAGTGGTCAATTAGTTTGCACTGATCCAAGACCAGGTATTCAAACGTGCATGCCAAATAGAAAAAAAGGTGAACCTCCTAAGTATTTGTGGAGAGATATTCACTTACAGCCTAAAGAGAATAGAGCCGTAATATTTCCATCGTGGTTATGGCATTCTGTTCAACCTAATCAATCAAATGATATAAGAATATCAATAAGTTTTAATTTTGTACAAGATGGCTTTTAATAAATATCACGTAATTAAAGGTGCACTTAGCTACGAGTTAGCTAATTTTATATTTAATTATTTTTTACTTAAAAGAGACGCCGTTAAATTTATGTACGAAAATAATATAATTTGGGATAATGGTATGTTTGGCACTTGGACAGATAAACAAATACCTAACACTTATTCTCATTATGCTGATCCTGTAATGGAAACATTATTAGTTAAGATGTTACCTGTTATGGCTAAAGAAACAGGGTTAGAATTAATACCAACTTATTCTTACGCTAGATTATATAAAAATGGAGATATTTTAAAACGTCATAAAGACAGGCCCAGTTGTGAAATATCAACTACTCTTAATTTAGGTGGTGATCCTTGGCCTATATTTATTGATGGCACAGGAGCTGATACAGTTATAGATGAATATAAAAATATACATAAACCTAACGCTCCAAAAGGCACTAAAGTCTTACTTGATGTTGGCGATATGCTGGTATATAGTGGATGTGAATTAGAGCATTGGAGAGAACCGTTTGAAGGTAGTACTTGCGGACAAGTATTTCTTCATTATAACCATGTAAATGGTCCTTTTGCTGAAAAAAACAGGTTCGACAAAAGGCCGATGTTAGGACTTCCCTCATTTGGAAAGTCATAATATTATGGAGTTATATGCTACAAAAATTAGGTTTTTTACCAGGATTCAACAAACAGGTTACAGAAACCGGGGCTGAAGGCCAATGGTTTGATGGTGACAATGTTAGATTTAGATACGGTACCCCAGAAAAAATAGGTGGTTGGACTCAGTTAGGTGATGATAAATTAACTGGTGCAGCTCGAGCTATTCATCATTGGGATGATAACGCTGGTATTAAATACGCTGCCATAGGAACTAATAGAATTTTATATGTTTATTCAGGAGGAGTGTATTATGACATTCATCCAATTAGAACTACTTTAACAGGCGCAAAATTTACAAGTAGCTCATCGTCAACAACAGTTACAGTTACATGCACCGGTAGTCATGGTTTAGCTGAGAATGACATTGTTATGTTTGACAGTGTGACAGGAGTGCCTGCTGGATCAACTTACAGTAACGCTAC